ATATCTTGGTGTACTCAGGTGCTCAGGATGTCTTATCCGCAGGTGTGTTCAAGCTCTCAGACGCTATCACAGGTATTGGTTGCATCGCTCGTGACACCATCCAGAATACTGGCTCAGATGTGATCTTTCTGTCTGATACAGGTGTTCGCAGTGTCTTAAGAACCATCCAAGAGAAGTCTGCTCCATTCCGTGACCTGTCTAAGAATGTACGTAATGACCTGATGAGTGCTGTTGCTGGTGAGGTAGCTTCTTCAATCAAGTCTGTATACAGTCCTTTCGATTCATTCTACCTGTTGACCTTGCCCTCGTTAAAGGTTGTATACTGCTTCGACATGAAGACAGTACTCCAAGATGGTTCTAGCAGGGTGACGATGTGGGATAGCGTTGAGCCTAAGAGCTTTTGCTACACCCGTGACAAGAGCATTCTGATCGGTAAAGCAGGCTATATCGGTAAGTATACTGGCTATCTGGACAATGAATCTAGCTATCGTTTCCAGTACTTCACTAACCACACTGACTTAGGCCAGCCTTCAGTGACCTCTGTCTTGAAGAAACTCTCAGTAGTTGTCATCGGGGGCAACAACCAGTATGTGACAATGAAGTGGGGATATGACTTCACAGGTAATTATTTTGCTCAAAACGTAAATATTCCTGCTCAGGGGGTTGCATATTTCGGTGAAAACGAGTATAATACAGCTACTGCTATTTACTCAGGTGGCACATCATTACAGACTTTAGTTGCTTATCCTACTGGATCAGGTAAAGTCATTCAAACTGGGTACGAAGCAGACATCTACAGTTCTGCGTTAAGTATTCAGAAGATCGAGATTCAAGCTAAGAACGGAAAGATTGTATAATGTCCGAATACGTAAAATCAACTAACTTCACCAGTAAAGACTCTCTTGCTGTTGGTAATCCTTTAAAGATTATCAAAGGCGCTGAGTTCGATACTGAGTTCAACAACATCGCTACAGCAGTGGCTACTAAGGCTGACTTAGCTGGCCCTGCTTTGACAGGTGTTCCTACGGCTCCTACAGCGGCTGCCGGTACAAGCACTCCTCAGTTAGCTACCACTGCTTTTGTGCAGGCTGCTATGCAGGCTGTGTACCCTGTAGGTTCTATCTACATCAATGCAGGCTCTACTTCTAATCCTAATACTTTGTTAGGTTTTGGTACTTGGGTTGCTTTCGGTGCAGGTCGTGTGATGGTTGGCTTGAACGGTGGAGATGCACTGTTTGATTCCTTGGAAGAGACTGGTGGTAGTAAAGATGCTGTCGTTGTGGCTCACTCCCACACAGCTTCTTCTGCCAGCGCCGGTGAACACACTCACACTCTGAATATTCACGAATCGTTACGCTCGTCTGATTGCTGCTCTTACAGCTTCCCTCAGCCGAACGGAAGTGCTAACTCAGCACAGCAGAGTTCTATTTCCACAGCAGGTGCACACACCCACGGCATTACAGTGGACTCCACTGGTTCTTCCGGTACTAATGCTAACTTGCAGCCGTATATTACTGTTGCGATGTGGAAACGTACAGCATGATACCTTCTTTTCAAACTGCTCCTGAGGAAGTAGTTCAAGAACGTCAGTCAATTTGCGGTAACTGTGAGAACAATAAAGTGGGTGTATGTAGCGTCTGCTTTTGCGTTATCCAGTTGAAAACTCAGAGAGCTGGTCAGCATTGTCCTCAAGGTAAGTGGGACTCAGTTTTAGCTAACACTAAGGAATAAATAACATGGCATTAGAAGATGGATTAGGCTCCGCAGCCTCTGGCGCTGCTACAGGCTTTCAAGTTGGTGGGCCTGTCGGTGCTGCTATCGGAGGTGGTTTAGGTTTGCTAGGTGGTGTCTTAGGTGGTAGCTCTGCACGTAAAGCTGCTGCTGCCAAAGCTGCTGCTTTGAAGGCTGCTGGTGAAGCTGCTGCTAAAGATGTACGTTTCCGTCCTGTGGGAACTACCACTGCATTCGGTACGACAAACTATCAGTATGATCCTACCACCGGTCAGATGATCTCTGGTGGTTACGAGTTAAGTCCTGAGCTGGCAGCCATCCAAGGTGGCTTGCTCGGTCAGGCTGGTGGTATGGGCATGGACTTTACAGGCCAAGGCTTGCAAGGTGCTCAGAGTCTGTTCAACCTTGGTCAGCAATATCTGGCTGAGTCTCCTGAGCAAGCGGCTCAGAAATACATGACTCAACAACAAGCCTTGTTACAACCCGGTCGTGAACGTGCTGCTGCTGGTTTGACTCAGAACTTGTTCAATACTGGCCGTGGTGGTGTTGCTGTCTCTCAAGGCGGTATGATGAGCGCTACTAATCCTGAACAACAAGCTTTGTTGAACGCTCAAGCAATGCAAGACCTCCAGTTGGCTGCTCAGGCACAACAACAAGGGATGGCTCAGACTAAGTTTGGTGCTGACTTGTTCGGCTTAGGTTCTAATGCCGCTACCGCTGGCTACAGTCCTCTGAAGTCTGCTCTGGGTGGTGCTCTGTCTGTTGAGCAGATGGGTCAGATGCCTTTCGATACTTCGATGGCCTTGTCTGGTAAGCAACAAGCTGCTAATCAGTTGGCTGCTGACTATATGTTCCAAGGTGCTGGCGGCGCTGCTCGTGCGATGGAATCTGCCAATGCTTACAATCCTTTTGCGACTGCCTTGACAGGTTTGTCTAAGAACACAGGGTTGATGAATAGCATTGGTAAATGGCTTACACCAACACCTCAAGTAGACACAGCTACTGTAGGTTATACTGGCCCTGATCGTGGCCTCTGGTTCTAATAAGGAGTAATTATGGCTGAAATCGTAGGTGGTTTATTCGGAGTTACCCCTGAATCGTTACAAGCACAGCGTGATGCTGCCGTTGAAGCTCAGGCATTGCAGTATGCTCGTCTCGACCCTTTCCAACAGGCTCAGATGAGTATCTACTCCGGTGCTAACAAACTCGGTGGTGGTATTGCTGGTTTGTTGGGTGCTCAAGACCCTGAGATGATGCGTATCCAGCAACGTCAGAGTATGTTGCAGAATCTCGATCTGAGCAGTCCTGAGTCGTTGAAGCAGGGTATTCAGACTGCTATGCAAAACAAGGATTACCAACTGGTCAGTGAGCTGACTAATCGTTATCAGGCTTCTGCTAAAGCTGCTCTTGAAGGGCGTAAGACAGAAGCTGAGATTGCTGCTAAGTTGAGTGAGAAGCTTACTCCTGAGATGAAGAATGCTCAAAGTGCTGCTGACATGAGCGGAGCTGCTAGGGGTTCTGAAGAATGGAATAAAACTTTCAATGCTAAGTTCAATGAGCTGTTAGCTAAGAATCCTTCCATTGATAACATCGGTGTGGCTGTGGGTTCTCAAATGCCTGTGTATTTTGATAAGAATACCAATCAGCAATTTACAATTAAGGACGGTAAGCGAGTTGCTTATAATGGTGGTGTTGATCGGACTACTGCTAAAGTCACGGCTACTGCTACGACTAAAGCAGAAGATGCTTACTCTACTGAATTAGGACAAGGACTAGGCAAAGAAGATTTGGCTTTGCGTTCTGCTGCTAAGTCAGTTCCTGAGTCGTTGCGTGGAGTAAGTGTTACACGAGACTTGTTAGATAGCGGTAAGGTATTGACTGGTACAGGGGCTAATGTTAAGCTTAACGTATTGGCTCTTGGACAATCTCTTGGTGTTACAGGGAAAAACGCTGACGAAGTTGTTGCTAACACTCAACAGTTGCAGCAACAAAGATCAAAAGCAGTGTTGAATCAGATTAAACAGAGCGGATTGGGTACGGGCCAAGGCTTTACTGATAAGGATTTGGCCTTCTTGCAAGACGCAGCTGCTGGTCGTATCACTCTTTCTCCTGAAACACTTAAGCGACAGCTTGATGTTGAAGAGAGAGTGTTTAAAGCAACAGCTTCTGAGTGGAATGATCGTGTTACAAAAATCAATCCTAAACTTGTAAATGCTATGGGGCTGAATCCTGTTACAGTTCCTACTCCTGCTAAGCCCACGGTTATTAAATTAGACTAAGGAAAAACTATGCCTGTATACGAATATAAAGGACAACAATATGAGCTTCCTGATGGGTTGTCTAATGAGCAGGCACTTGCCAAGATTCAGACCTATTTAGGAGGGGCTAACCCAGCTCAGGAGCCTTCTCCTGTAGAGTCTCCTTCTATTGGGGCTGAACTGGGAAGACAACTCGGATTAGCTGCTCGTGCAGGAATTTCTGGTTTATCCGCTGTCCCTAATGCCACTGCTGACTTTTTATCAGGAGCTGCTAATCTTGGATTGATGGCTGTGGGCTCAGATAGACGTGTTCCTTATTTATCCCAAGCTCAGCAACAAGCCTTAGAGCAAACATTTCCTGAACCTCGTCCGGGGCTAGAGCAAAATGTTCAAACCGCTTCTGAGGCCGTTGCTGGTTTGATGTCTCCGGGGATGAAAGTTCCAATGGCTCAACAGGCTGAAGGAGCTGTGGGTTCTACAGTTGCGCGTCGAGCATTGTCAGAAGCTGCTGGAGTTGCGGCAGGTGCTGTTGCCGGTGAACAAGCAGCTAAAGCAGCAACTGAGTTTACAGGTAGCCCTTGGGCAGGCCTTGCAGCAGGATTGGCTACAGGTACTATTGTTGGTAGTGGCACAGGTAAGACAGCTTTTACACTATCCGGCCCTCGTGCAGAACCTGTGACTATTGATCAGATTCGCCGTAAAGCCTCTCAAGGTTATCAAGTGATGGATGATGCAAAAGTAGCCTTAAGAACAGATAGTATTAAAAATAATTTAGTTCCCTCTATTCAAAAAACATTATCTAAAGAAAACTATGATCCTGAAATTTTAACTGCTCATAAACCTATCCAAGAAAATTTAAAATTATTGGATAAAATTGTTTCTGATCCTTTTGTTGATTTTGGACGGCTTGAGAAAATTAGAAGCACCTTTAGTGGATTGTCTCAAGGTACAGATGATACTTCTCGACTGGCTAAGACAGTAACTTCTGAAATAGATTCTTTTATGGGTAACTTAAAAAGTAAGGATACTCTTTCTCTTTCAGGAGGCTCTTCTAAAGAAGCTTTCACAGCTTTAGAAAATGCTAGGAAAGATTGGCGTAATCAATCACGTGCTCAGGTTATTCAAGATATTCTTGATTCTGCTACTGCGCGTATTGAAGGAGCTACAGGCCCGACTGGTGATATTATTAAACGTGGTTTAGTTAATCTGACAGCAAACGTAGATAAGATGAAGATGTTCTCCACAAGAGAGCAAAACATCATTAAAGCTGCTGCCCGCTCCAGTGACGCAGAAACTCTGTTATCTGTCATGGCTAAGTTTAACCCTGAACGTGGGTATGCACAATCTGCTGTAACGGGAAGCGCGTTGACTGGTGCTCTTTTAGGTCAAGGCCCAGTGAGTGCTGCTAGCTTAGGCTATATTGGCGCTTCTGGTGCAGGTTTTGCAGCAGATAAAGCTCTGGCTTCTATGCGTAAGAAAGAAGTTCAGGATTTGATCAGTCAGATTGCTTCTGGTAACTTAAAACCACCTAAAGAAGGTTTTGCTGTTCCGGGCTTGTTTGGTGCTAGTATTGGCGTGACTCCATGAAAAAGCTACTCCTACTCTTGTTACTGCCTCTGGCAGTCTTTGCTCAAGACACAACCATTAACTACAAAGGACAGCCACCGCCAACAGCTATGGCTCCTTCTTTGTCGGCAATGGGTAGTGACATCTGTGCTGTTCCTGTCTCTGGTGCTGTATCATCTACGGTGATCGGCTTCTCAGGCGGGACAGTGCTGAGTGATAGTAACTGTGAGCGTATCAAGCTTGCTAAGACCCTTAACGATCTTGGCTTGAAGGTTACAGCGGTATCTGTCTTGTGTGCTGATCTTAGGGTGTGGGAAGCCATGATGGAGTCTGGTTCACCTTGCCCTACTATTGGACTTATAGGTGATGCAGCAATGCGTGAATGGATCAGACGTACCCCTAGTCGCTTTGAGAAGATGTATGGCAAAGTACCTTCTGCTTTTACTTACTCTTCTGATAAGTGACGTATCAGCTCAAGTATGTGCATGGAAGGACGGTAAGTTACTAGCAACTTGTAGAGTGTGCCAGCCGGGAGTAGGTCAGGCTGAGTACCAAGCTACTTATTGCCAAGGATATACCGCTCCTCCTCCTGTTTCTATCTGTACTCCTACCATTCAAACAAGGACACTATCATGCCCAACAGGATACATAGGACAGATAACTCAACAGCTTACAAGTGGCTGTACAAGTACGTCAGAGACAACCGCATCATCAAGTGGATGGCAGACTATCTCAAGCAGTTGTATCAAGGAAGTCATTGTACCTCCTGTGGTACTTCCGCCTCCAGTGGTGACTCCTCCTGCTCCTGTGGTGAAGGTAAGCCCTGTAAGTCCAGTCAGCCCCACGTCTGTCATCGCAACACCAAACGTACCTGCAACTGTCCCAGTGGTGTCTGTGCCGACGATGACACAACCTACAGATACGCAAGAGGCCCCTACCTCGCAGCAATCTGCCCCATCACAGGCGACACCTGTTACGGCTCCTCCTGTAGGGATTGGTGTGAAAGCGGCGTTGACCGTACAAAGACTTAACAATCTCGGTGTGCTTCCTAAGCAACCAACAATCATAGAACTTATTACACTTTCTCAGGAGATACCAGATGGCATCAGAAGACAACAAGAACTACTCGGTGAGCTTATCATCGCAGATGATTCTTGGCTTGCTAGTGACTTTCCTTCCTATTATCGGGGGAGCGGCTTATACGGGGATTAAATTCTACAGTAAGATGGAAAAGACCATTGCCGCTGTAGAGGTATTCCAACCCTATGATGACACTGCCTTCAAAGAGAAGGTACAGGCATTTGAGATCGAGATGAAGGCTGTAAAGGAACGTCAACTGGCTATTGCTGAACAGTTAGTGCGTATCTCTGAGAAGACCTCTGACGCTACTGCTTTGGCTCGTGAGACTAAAGCTATTGCTTCAGGTTCTGCTGTAGAGAATGCTGCTCAAGCTCGTGAAGTGCAAGCTCGATTGGCTGCTCTGAAGCAGGAAGTTGATAACACTGCCTCTAACCTGCGTATTGAGATGAATAGTCTTAAACGTGCAACCTCTAACCCATTAGGAAAGTAATATGAATAGTTATAAAGATATGAGCCCAGAAGACATTGAAGTCCGTGTATGGGCTTTCGTTGTCAAGTTGATCGCCAGCATGGTGTTCTGTATCGCTATAGGCTTGATGTACGCCATCGCCTTTGAAGAACAGAGCCAAGCTTTAGCTCCTATTGATGCTATCTTCTTGGAAATCCTTAAAGCTATTGCCTTCATGGGCGTAGGTACATTGGGTGGTATTTCTGGGCGTAAGGCATCCAATGCCATTGCAAAGAAGTTGAGCGGCGATGATTCCGATTCCAGCGCTGCTTGAGGTTGGTGGTAAGTTACTAGATCGATTCATGCCTGACCCTACTGCGGCTGCTAAGGCCAAGGCAGAGTTAGCTCAGATGGAGCAGCAAGGTAAGCTTGCAGAGATGAATGTCGATCTAGACTTCTACAAGACAGAACAGAACAATCTGACTGATCGCCTCAAGGCTGACATGGCTAGTGACTCTTGGTTGTCCAAGAACATTAGGCCTATGACGCTGGTGTTCATTCTGTTTGCTTATACAGTGTTCGCAATGATGTCTGCTTGGGACATTGAAGTGAACAACAACTACGTGGAACTCTTAGGGCAATGGGGTATGCTCATTATGTCCTTCTACTTCGGTGGTCGTACACTGGAGAAAATCATGGATATGAAGAAAGGTAACAAAGATGACAAAACTCAGTGAACACTTCACACTCGAAGAAGCTACTCACTCTGATACAGCTATTCGTCAAGGTATCAATAACCAACCTAACGATAAACAGCTTGAGAACATGAAGATTGCCGCTGAAGGCATGGAGAAGGTTCGTGCTGCTCTAGGTAAGCCTATCAGTGTTAACTCTTGGCTACGCTTGCCTGAAGTTAACGTGGCTGTTGGAGGCTCTAAAGTCTCCTCACACATGGATGGTTGGGCTATCGACTTCACTTCCAGCTTTGGCAATCCTTTGGCAGTGTGCAAAGCCATTGAAGCTGCGGGTATCAAGTTCGATCAGATGATCCATGAGTATGGTCGTTGGACTCATATTTCCTTTGCTCCTGAGATGCGTGGCCAAAAGCTTACCATCTATCGTCCAGAGAACAAGTACAAACAAGGCTTGTTGTCAGAAGAAGAGTACCACAAGGCTTGATATGGCTGCCGAGGAAGTTAGTCATAACGAGATATATGAGCGCTTATGTAAGGTAGAAGCTAAGGTAGACAAAGTGGCTAAGGACACAGAAGGAATGGTATCAGCCTTTAACGCTGCCTCCGGAGCCTTCACCGTCCTTGAGTGGCTTGCTAAGGTAGCTAAACCGTTACTGTGGATTGGCGGCTGTGCTGCTGCTCTAATTACTCTGTTCCACCAGAACCAGAAGTAGAAACAAATAAGGCCTCTAGAGTTCATCGCTCTAGAGGCCTTTTGCGTTATGGCTCCTGTGTAACCTGTGCCTTAACCTTCTGAGGCTTCGGAGGTTTACTCAATCCATTGAGATACTTGTATCTACGTACCATCCGTTTGCCACTTTCTTCAGCGTCAAACCAGAACTCCTTACCGTTCTTCAGCTCCTCAAGTTCCTTGGGTGTCAGGAATCCTGTGTAGGCTTGGTCGAGTAAGCGGTTAATCTGTCGTGTAGCGAAGTCAGTCTGTCCTTTGACATTCGGGACAGTACCGATGGAACCATAATGAGCAGTATGAAGCATAAACTCAGCAGACTCAGCGATATAACACTCAGGAGCCATACAAGCCAACATACTAGCTGCTGAATACGCAGCACCGATAACTGTAACACTAACATCACCTCGACATCCTTTCATTGCTTCGATCACTTGCCAGATAGAGTCAGTACGTCCTCCTGAGCTATTGACAAGCATATTAACAGAATCATTCTCGCTACAGGTAGCAAGGCAGTGGATCACATCACGATAAGCGCTAGGAGCTACAATGTCATCATCAATGAACACTAAGTGAGTGTGCATCTGTTGAGTAATTGTACGGATAAGTCCCTTCTGCTCTGGCATCATCATTAGGATTTCTTCTTCGTTATTAGCTTTCATGTTTCTCCTTATCTGGCACATACAGTGTGTTCAGTGTCTCAAACGATCCATCATCATGCTTCTTAACCACGATAGAGGTACGAATGTCATCTGCTCCTAAGATTGGATGATTAAGTCCGTACACACGAGCATACTCAATATGGCCTTCTGCGTCCGCATACTGACCATAGGTCTTCTGGTGCATTGGAGCAAGCTCTACCGTGTAGAACATAGCCTTACCTGCAAAGCGTACAGTGGGTTTATCTTGTGTCATCATTCTCCGTCCCTTTTTTGCTTTGCTTTCATATAAGCCTGAGTAGCTTCTTCCGCAGTATCATACACGCCTAAGTGAATAGTCTCGTAATTCTGACGAATACGTGCCTGATACTTTTTAGAAGTTGGATTATAAATGTACCCTTTTACATTTCTACGATTCCATAGATTTTGCATTCTAGTGACAACTCGTAAGTTTTCAAGTCGGTTATCATTACGAATACCATTGATGTGATCAATATCCTTATCAGGAAGTTCCCCATAAGTCATCAACCAAAGCAGACGATGGACTAGCTGATTTTTACATCTCCAGTATCCTTCTTTTGTCAAAGAGCCAATAGGCTGTCCTATTTTTGCCCTATTATTTGAAACCTTCTTCCAAACAAGTGTTTTATGTTCTGGGCTGAACTCACAGTGTTCCTCTAAAAATTCTTTTGTATATTTCATTCACCATCCTCATATTTAGTTTTGGCAATAATATAATTTTTTACTAAAGAACTGCGTACAATATCTTCAATGTGGAACTCAATACGTATAAATTCCTTCATTTTAGCGGCAATGTCGAAGAACTTCAGGATACCTGATTTATCATCTTTTTTCTTTAAATCGGTTTGACGATAATCACCGCAAAAGATAATTTTAGATTTATCTCCTACTCGGGTAATTACCGTATCCAACTCCTCAAAAGTAAGATTCTGCACCTCATCCACGACAATGATACTGTTCGAGAAGGTAGTACCTCGAATGAATGAGGTAGATACAAACTCAATATGCCCTTGCTCAACCAATCGATCCCATGCATCCTTACGCTTGAACAGGTCACTACAGATTTGTCGATAGGGCTGAATGTATACCTCCATCTTCTCATCCGCATCGCCGGGCAAGAAGCCAATATCACGACTTTGAACACTGCTACGAATCACAGTCACCTTGTTAAAGGGATTGTTGCGATCCATAGCCTCTTCCAAGGCCTTATACAGAGCAATGTAGGTCTTACCTGTACCTGCTACACCATGCAATGCCATGAAGTAGTTAGATGCTTGGTAAGCCTCGAAGAAGTCTCGTTGCTTCTCTGTCTTAGGCTTGATCAGGGTTAGATCATCTAACTTCAATCGAAGACTATTACTGACCTTCTCCTTAGGTGTCAACTCTTTAGCTGGAATAGCTCGGTTCATCTGTTTACTAGCCATGTACTTCCTTTAGACTTCGTTGATAAACTCTACGTAGGGCATCTGACGCACCTGTGGAAACTTCTCTAGGAACTCCTCACGGGTAATGTCTTTACCTACATTGATCTCTGTAAAGGACTCGCCATCCTTAGTCAGGCGAGCCTTCAGAGCCGTACAAGCAGGGCAGTTATCCTTGCTGTAGACCACAATCTTCATTCAAATTCCTTCACACGCTCATCTAGAACATCGTAGTATTCGCACATTACTGATAACTGACGGCGAAGTAAATCAAAAGGTTTATCATAATTTTCAACATCAGTGACATCTAAAAAGTGTTCTAGTTTAGCGATTTTCATTGCTAACTCTTCACGTTCAGTAAATACTCGTTTTTGCCATTCTTCCATGATACTTCCTTTTGTTAAGCGTGACAGGCAACACATTCACCTGAGCTGGCGCTGACACCAGCCTTGGTACGAATGTAGTACAGACTCAAGATACGAGGGTCTTTAAACGCTGCCTTGTGGACAGAGCTAATGTGTTCCTCTGGATCATCTGCACCGAAGAACAGATTGATAGATTGACCTTGGCAGATGTAGCGCTGACGATCAGAAGCCTGCTGAAGGATCACATATGGATCAATCTCAAAGGCTGTCTTGAACACCTGCTTCTCCTCCTCGGTCATCCATGATACGTGCTGGATAGAGCCATCGTGACTTGCAATCTCAAGCAACGTCTCACGGCTGTACACACCTTCACGCTTCATGATCTCCAATAGTTCGGGTACAACTCGGATAGTCTCTCCTCCCGCTCCTTGCTGGACAAACACGTTACCGATAAAAGGTTCAATACCTTGAGACACTCCTCCCATGAGCTGAGAGGTAGACATCGTTGGAGCAACGGCCAGTCGATGAGTATTTCGCACACCATATCCTTTGCAGTATTCAGGCTCTCCAAGTTTGTCTGCCAAGTATCGGGAAGCACTTCCTGACTGTCGATTAAGCTCATTGAAAATCTCCACGTTAAGTTTCTGAGCTTGGAAGCTCTCAAAGGGAATCTTCTTCTTGTGCAGCAACGAGTGCCAACCAAGAACACCAAGGCCTAGCGCACGACTCTTTTCAGTACTCGCCACTGCCTTTTCAAAGCCTCTTTTGCCAGCAGCCATCGACAGGAACTCACTAGTAACACAATCGAGAAATACTGTCGCAACAAATACAGCATCGGTGTCTTTCCACTCATCATACTTCTCCAAGTTCATACTAGCCAAGATACAAGTGAATGTCTCATCTTCACCACTGTGCAACATGATTTCTGTACACAGATTAGAAGCCTTAACATCCAAGCCATGAGCCTTATACGTATCAGGACGGGCTTGTGCAACCTTATCGGTGAACAAGAAGTAACCCTTACCTGTCAACATCTTCAGCTTCAACGCCTTCTGATAACGCTCAATAGCCTCTGGATGACCGGAGTCAAGAGAGTCCATGAACTCAGTACTCACTGTCCAACCTACGTTAGCATCATCAGGGTTATTCTTCACCCAGTCAGCCAACTCGTGAAAGTCAGGATGATCAATAGGCAAGTAACCTGCCCAAGCGCCACGACGAGCAACGCCTTGGGTGACACGCTTCATCGCATCCACATAGGTTTGAAAGACTGGTAGAACTCCCGAAGCTGTCCCTCCAGTCGCGATTTGCGAACCCCGTGGTCGAATGTCTCCCAGATAACCGCTAGTACCGAAGCCATTTTTAGTGAGCACAGCAGTATCAAGAAGCTCACCATAAAAGTCAGCAACAGAATCACCAATGTACTGACCGCTACAGGCCACAGGCATACCTTTGTTAGTACCCAAGTTAGCCAGCGTTGGAGTACTCGGAGACAGCCAACCATTCCAGATAACTTCAAAGAACTTAGCATACCAATCAACTCCATCCTTAGGTGCATGTTTAGCTGCCGTAGCAGCGATCTGTTCCACACGGTTCTTAAAGCTCGTTGAGCCTTCCATGTACTTGCTCTTGAACAGTCCCCATCCACCTGTCTGATACCATTCAGGCAAGAGTCCTTGTTGCTGTAGACGCTTACGCTCAGCACTCAGGAACTCATACTTATTGTCCAACACTGCGCTTACCATACAAAGCCTTTCTCGTTCCACTTACGATTGTACTGATTACCCACCTTGGCGAAGAAGTCATGGATTGTCGATGACGAGATACCAAGATAGAACCAGTCAGAGATTGTATCACCAGTTTCATCAAAGATACTGTCAAAGCCCAGATTGTTCAAGCATACGTTAGCTCGTGCATTGACGAATGCCTTCATCGCGGGAGCATTGATACCTTCAATCTCACCTTGAGAGAACAACAGATCAACGATACGATGCTCATGATCAACCAATGCCTTAGCAGCTTGCTCAACTCGTGACTTCATCCATGCCTTATCCAGCTTGTTCTCTTCCATGTACGTACGGAACAGCCAAGCACCTGCTTCGTGGTGGATGTTCTCATCTCGTACGGAGAAGTTGATACCAGCCACAAGGTTACTCAGTTTGTTCTTACCGTTACTCTGGAAGTGCTTCAGGAAAGCAAAGCTAGAATACAGGATACAACCTTCCATCATGGAGAAGACAGCCAAGGAAAGGGGAATATCACGACTACCAGCAATAGCATCCAAGTACCCAACACGGCTAGCCAATACAGGATCATACTGCCAAGATTGATGGAACTCTTCAGTAGCGAGTCCAAGTAGTTCATTAATCCGGTTGTAAAATCGTGCATGGACATTACTCTCAAAGTAACAGAAGGCATCAGCCATCAAGCCAATATCAGGATGCTGAAAGTTAGGTTTAACAGTGCCAGACCAATACTCATCACCGACAATACGTTCGTACTTGGTAAAGAGCTTGAGTGCAGTAGTAACACCATGACGTTCAGCGCCAGTAAAGTCGGTAAGAATACTGTGTACATCTTTCTCTAAGTCAATCTCATCAAAAGTCCAGAACACACCATTCTGTTTATCCGCAAAGGCCAGAGCCTCTGGATAGTCGAAGGTGTACGTATTCTTCTTGGTTAGAAGGTTTCTCATTCGATCTCCCGCATTAGTTTATCCTGTTGTTCTTCAATGAAGTCCTCAAAGCGCTCTACTATGTCATCACTGCGAATCTCTAACAGTTCCAGCAGTGTCACTTCGTCAACGCTTTGAAGCTTCTCTTTAAGCTCTTCAAATGTTATGCTCATACTCATAGCTATCAATCAGCTTATCCAAGTACCATCGGGCTTTCTTCAAGTCCTCTTGACCATTCTTGTCCATAAAGCGCATCAAGTATTGCATCATCTGTACGTAGTCTGCTTCAAAGAGCGGGTAATCTTTGTAGCATGGCATCAAAGGTGCTTCTTTAACCTTTAATGCCAGCTTCTCGATAACATCCCGCACTTCAATGCCTTGATCCTCGAACAGCATATAGTGTTTAGGTTTGTCTACAACATCATACCAGAACTCTTCACGGAGCTGATCTTGTCCATTCTTGAACCAATCATCAATAGCTTCTTTAAGAGGCTTGGAAGAATGACTTGCTGCATAGATTGATCCTTGAACAAAGTTGGAATAGCCACGACAGGTCACACAAGGAGCTTCAGTGTCCTTGTCCATGAGTGCATAGAAGCACTGATCACATTTATTTACCACTGTACTTCCTTTGTAAGTATTCGATAGAGAGCAGCATTTCATCAAAGCCTCCGTCTTTCACATCATTTAAGACAACCAAGCCACGCCAGTGACGGTTAGATAGTTTGTCCATGTACGACTCATCGTGTAGATAATAACTACCAGCGATGATACCGCAAATAGGTTTCCCATCAGCACGTTTACCATAGGCAATCTGCTTTCCCTGTTGGTGACCAGCCACGCAAGACATATGCAACTTATTGACAAGAGCACTAGCAGTCCCTGCTGGCCTTCCCATCGCACCGACAGGCCAATAGTGATTAAAGCCAACACCATTGATAAAGACAGGATGGAGGAAGCTGTGAACTTCCCAATCTTTGTCATACCCGAGATCGTTAACACTGATCAATCCTTCAAGTGTAGGGTTATTGTTTACAGCTCGGTCGATACGATTCTCGTGGTTACCCAGAGTCAATACCATCCGAGGCTTGTAAACCTTCTCCTTGTTCTTCTTCTGCTTACTTTGAAGATCACGCAAGGGCTTCAGAAGCATCTTCATAGCCTCCTTAGTCACCTCAATGTCCTTCTTGTAACGCAGTCCTTCAAAGTACTTAGACCCCTTCACATCGTGAGTGGACAGTGAAGGTAGGTCCGCGAAGTCACCAATGTTCACAACAACATCTGGTCGATACTCACAGATAGCCTTACCTGCCCATTCTAGATGCTCTAGTGGTACTCCTTCTTTGACTTGACAGTCAGGGATTACCAATATACGCATCATTCATCCCAACTGAAGTGAGTGTTTTCCTTGGACTCTTCCTCTGGCACATAGTACTCACCACTCCAAGGATCGATGTAAGACCAAGGATTATTCTTAACCTGTTGGTCATCACGCAAGCGAATCTTAGATCGAATGTCGTACTTATACACAGACTCAAGGAAGTTTACAAAGTCATCCAAACACTCCATCCATGTAGGGCCGGGATTGTTAAACTTTGTTGTGTACACCTTTCCGTCACAGTCGACATACTGAAAAGAATATGCTGTGTGGTCTTCCATATCAATCATCGTTCATCTCCTGACCCTGTGAGGGTATTGTGAATCTGTCGTTGTGCCAGCTTCTGCAAGTTCTTACTTGCTAGGTCAGCTAAGCTCCAGCCCATCACCGTAGACAGACCAGCGATCTGCCACAGTACATCACCAACTTCCTTTTGCATACCTTCTTCATCCAAGATACCATCTCGAATCCACTTGGCATACTTACCTGCAACTTCACCAGCTTCCGAGGTAAGGTTAGATACCATGTAAGCAGGGTTCTTTGCTGTCTCTAGCGCTGTCTTGAACGCTAGTTCTTGATACTCTTCCATCAACATACAGGGTTACTCCATTCTGCTACTACAAACTTCAAGGTAATATACTTCTGAGTATCGCCGGGGTACATATACCGAGTGACATCAAAGCCACCTGAAGCAGTATAGTATTCAGGGGAAGGATCAGCTTTGTATACGCCCTCCAGCAATCTACGTGCCATACGCCGAAGCTCACCAATACTCACCTCACTGTCTGAACTATCAAAGTATTTCCACCCAAGACAATCCATAACCTTCTTGACCTTATCAAAGTCAAACTCATCCAGCAAGTCTTCAATCTGTTCGATTCGCATTAAATGCCTCCATTGTGTTAGGGAACAACTTAGTCAACTCATCACGACACTTCTCAGCTACCTCTCGATGTTCCTTCTGCGTAGCCTTGTCACAGCGAATATCCACATAGTGCAGCCAACTACGCAGTGTACCGTTCATGTACATCTTACTCATTGTCAGTCCTTCAGGTAGCAGCTTACGGGCTTGCTCCTTAGCAATACCTTTAGCCAATGCCATATTGTACATCAACTCAGCATCATCACGGATACGTTTCTGTGCATTGAACCACCAACCATGCATTGCAGAGTCACCCACTTCGATACTGTTCTGTCGGTTCTTCGTGTCCTGCAAGCGCACCTCAGACATCTCAAAGCCTTGCACAGCAGCATATCGCTGAGAGAACTCTTGGAAGCTGAAGCTACGATGACGAAGAATCTGCCGAGCAATGTCACGAGTAGTCTCGATCTCCATACACACGTTAGCCATCTCGAAAGGTGACCAGTGCTTATGCTTGATCAGATACTTCAAAAGCTTAGGCGCTGTCTCTTGAGCATTCTGGTTCTCAGGGTTACTCACACGAGCACAGTACGCTACAGCTTCTTCAGCATTCGGTGTAGCCCAAACTACTTTAACATTACTCAACTTCAATCCTTTCGCCATCCCACAATCGGGCATTGATGAAACCCCACATACCCATCTTGATCAAATAGTCACGCTCATACGCTGTGAACGTATAAGTAGTGACCTTTGTCTCTTTAACTGTTACTTTCATGTGCATTCACTCCGTTCATTAATCCACTCCTCGGGGATAGTCTTATCAGCAAACTTGTATCCGTTCTTCCGACACCACATAGCATACGTTGTCTTAGACGTTTTGCTGATACGTGCATTGGAATTACTGAATACAAACCTAATGTCGAGATCGGGATTATGTCTCTTAACTAACAAATGCTTCTGACGATCAGGTGCTAAGAAGCGCCCTTTAGTCTCCACAATGATCCCGTTTGGAAGCTGGAAGTCAGGTGTGTACACATGAGAGGAAGCAGGCTTGATGTACTTCAGCTTAACCTTCTCGTATGTGTAAGACACTCCTAACTGATCCAACTGTTCCGCTACTCGCTCTTCAAGGCCTGATCTGAATCCGTACTTGATTGCAACTTGTTTGGCAGTAATTTTACGTCCGGTTGCCATATTTGTCCTTCATAACGTCTCAGCCACAGGAGCTGTCCTTGTTCAGTAAAATACTCTGCCGTATGTCCCAGTTCTTGATACTTGTCAAAGACTGCTTGTAGAAGTTCTTCTTTAGTCTTTGCTTCCGCCAGAGCTTTAGCCGCCTTTTTAGGGCCAATTCCAGCCAAGCATGGGATGTTGTCGATCCTGTCACCCGTGAGTAACTGAGTACAGAACGCTTTGTACGCATCGAAATCGCTAACATAGTACCTCTCATCTCGAACAGGGTTGTAGTGCCATCCTTGAAGCTGATCCAAGTCCTTATCCACATGAACAATCCAGCACTCATCCAAGAGCTTAGTGGAGTCAATGGCTACGGCATCATCAGCTTCCTCACCAACTGTAACGATGGCATCATGACGCTTGACTAAGTGCTCCCGCAGGGCTTCATAGTGCTTAGGTCTGAGTACATCCTTACGGTTGCCTTTGTACGGCACTGTCTTGGCAATGTCATAACGGTAGTTAGATTTACCTGTGAGCCAAGCTAGATAATGATCAGCCTTGAGATTCACGTAGATAAAGTCTTCTAACCACTCCGTTAATCGTGCCTTAGCGATGCCAACTGGCTCATCCTCCGTACTGAATCCAATACGGTAAACAAGAAAGTCAGCATCGATCAGTGCAATCTTAGGTTCCTGCTTAGAGGATGTCGTCATCGTCACCTTCGGCATCTTCACCGTAGACAACCAAGTCAGTAACGATGAGCTTACCAATCGAAGGAGCAGCGCCATACTTAGCACTCATCTTGTGGCGATAAGAGCCAACCAGAGCAGTCACCTTAGTACCATTACCAATCTGACCAATGTCAACAGCGTTACCCTGTTCATCCACAGGCTCGAACACAAACTTAGACTTACCAACAATGTAGTTACCCATTGTGTCCTTGTTCTTGATCACAATACCTTGGCCTTTAAGAGCCTCACAAGCCTTGTCAGAGAGCATACCCAGTGTGCATTCATACTTGGTGTTGTCCTCGTTGAATTTGGTATTGAAGTCCTTCATCCAGTTAGCCCAAAAGAGTTGACCAGAGACTTTGACAGGTTTGTTATCCATGAGAATTTTCCTTTAAATGTTATGAGAATGTCTGTCTTTCCAGACTGTCGGGGTTGGTGCGAGTGGCGGGGGTCGAACCCGCAAGCCTTTCGGCGGCAGATTTTAAGTCTGCTGTGTATACCAATTCCACCACACTCGCTTGATGTTACTTGACTTCTACGTCAGCGATCTCTTCCTGTGCTTTATACTGCTCCACCAACTTCTGGTGCAATGGGAAAGCACCTGATTCGGTAGGCAGTTGTCCGATCACACGGATGATGAAAGCTGCTTCGTTAGTTTCGAGATTAAAAGTCATCTAAGTTCCTTTCGTTTGATTCACAATTATTGTATCACACTTTCGTGCAATGTCAATGGGTTTCTTTAAGTAATCAAGTACTTTTTCAATTCCTTCTATGTTATCTCCTAGTTGACCCAAGGATCGATTACATCCCCTACACAATACTCCTCTAAATTTCAGTGTATCGTGACAGTGATCGTAACACAATTCTTCGGTTTTACCGCAGATTTCACAACAGCTACTTGTTGACATCCTTTGTTTGTACGTGGCAGCGTCCACCCCGTATCTCTTCTTTGTTTGGTGATCTGTCTTCCAGTCCTTCATTTTAGGATGTGAGTCTTTTCTCTTTTGCTCACACGCTATACATCGGTTCCTAAAGCCATACTTACTTCCTTTGGCTTTAACAAACTTAGTTAGCTCTGAGGAGATTAAACCACACAATGTACAATGCCTAGTGGGTGTGTCTCCATGATTTTCCATATTTATATTCTCCATCTAAAGGACACCTCAATTTAAAAAACTCACCAGCTTCTCGAATAGATTCAACACAAGCCTTTCCCACTATATCCGCTAACTCAGGAGAGGTTTCTAGCTGAATTTCATCGTGGACGTTAGCAACGTACTTAACAGCCCACTTGTTAGCCTTGACCTTGTTGTCGAACAAGACCAAAGCCTTCTTCATCACGATTGCTCCTGCTCCTTGGAGAAGCGAATTGAGAGCAGCGTGTTCAGATCGTACCCAAATACGTCTTCCGTCGAGCCCGGGAACCCACCCTTTGGCGGCTTGCTTGCTGACTCGTTCAATGAGCTTTGCCAAGGCTGGTGTTTGTGATAGGAATTTTGCTTTGAGTCTTGCACCATCTTTAGCAGTACCACCAACGATGCTTCCAATCTTTCCATCTCCAGCTCCGTAGAGAAAGGCGTAGATGAATGTCTTGGCATTATCTCGGGTAGATAGTCCAGCAGCTCGTTGGTTGACCGTATGTACGTCTGTACCATCTTTAGAACTTCCCTCTGTAACTGTTCTGACATATCCTGCATCCTTCATATAGTGAGCCAACATACGAAGCTCCAAGCCTGAAGCATCGCAACCTACCAACACATTCCCTTCTTCAACAGTCCAGCACTCACGGCACTCAGGGCCATAGATGCTACCTGCATTGGGAATCTGAGCCATGTTAGGGCTGCTATGGGTCATACGACCTGTCACAGCACCATTGGTAATTACCTTACCATGTACTCGTCCATCCTTGCCTACAGCTTCCATCCATGACTCGATCTGACTGATACGTTTCTGTAGCATCAAATACTCAGCAATGGTCTGAGCCTCGGGAATCTTGATGTTAGCCAAGACTGTTTCATCAATCTTAGGAATACCTGTCTCGGTAAACTCCTTAGGCTTCCACCCTAGTTCCTTCAGTCGCTCTCCGATCTGTTGTCTACTTCCGGGGTTGAAAGTAACCACGCTGTCCTTGAGTCTCTTTCCTGTTTTGTCAGAGTATCGTTCAACAGTGACCGGAGGCCATCGTGATTGCATTCGCTCATATATTTCAGCCACTCTTGACTTGATGTCAGTAAGTAAGCAGGTTGCGTAGATTTGGTCAAGTTTAAACCCATTCCTTTCTTGTTGAGCAATGATAGCGGCAACACTGTGTTCAAGTTCCAACGACTCCAGACTAAACTGTTTCTCGTTGAAGTCATTGACCAACTTGAGATACAGTTTAGCAGTTACTTCGACATCACGTACGCAATAGTCATCAAGAAGCCCACTATGAGGAAAATCGAAGCTCTCACCACGATATTCTTCACGGCGATCCATAAGCCATTCCCATACTTTCGCATAGTCAATCTTTGGAAATCCAAGTGTCTGTCCCCATGCTTCGAGGCTGTGTCCGTTCTCTCGTGAGGGATCGAGTAGCCTGCTTACTATCAACGTATCGTACACTTGATTCAAACGAATCTTCGTCTTCCATAAGCGATTCAATACTGGTACATCGAAACTTATGCCGTTGTGCATGACTATCAACGACACGCCCTTTAAATACTCCCGCAGGTTGTCGGCTGCTTTCCATAACTTTACTTCTCCAGTGTCAATGTCTTTAGTTACAACAACATGAATCTTGTCATGTGCTAGGTTTGTCTCAATGTCGAGGACAATCCTCATAAGTTACTTTCATTTAATGTTCAACCAAAGTCCGATCTGAGCAAAGGCATACCCCGTCCAGATCATCCCGTTAGAGATTTCTCCCTTGCTCCATTGTAGCACACCTACGATGAGGTATCCTACTCCGGTGGCCCCCACGATCAACTGCTCTGCGTTAATCATTCTCATTTTCCTTCAAAGGTTCTTCTTTCAAAGGTTTACCAATAGGTTCTTCCTTCTTAGCCTTATCCCTTCCAAAGATAGCATCCCATCGGTTTGCATAATCCTCATCGCTCACTTGTTTAGGGCGGCTAGATGAGCCTTTACCGCCATGCCATGCTGTCATACATACTCCAATGTGTGTCCAAGTTTATTCAAGATAGCCTCAAAAATCATGTCATCAGTGTAGGTTTTTCCTGCGTAACAATGAGCTTGGGGCCTCATCGAAATAACTTCTTCTCCGTCAAACAGAACTACAGCTCCTTCTGCAAAGGAACATCCACAGGTATCACAATCGTACTGATCATCAAGCTGTTCAATGGTAATATTCATAGTGGCTCTTCCTCAACTTCAGTCATACGTCCAGTATAACCGTTATATTGTAACTTACAAGCAGGGCCAGTCTCCCCGTTGTACCTATTTTTTGCCACTGCAATCTTGGTCAGGTGACGTTCATCTTCGTTCTCAGCCATGCTGTTACGCTCCAACGTGATCACTGCATCGCTCAACTGTGCAATAGCACCAGAGCCTCGCAACTGAGACAGAGACACGCTACCGCCATCTTCGTGACCTTGGTTGCCCTGAGGCCTACGAAGGTGACTAACACAGATCAATGTGATATTCAACTCCTGAACCAGTGTCCGCAGTTTCGTCATCATGTTATCAATAGCTTTGCGTTCATCGCCTAAGTCTTGACCACTAACAACGATGCTAATGTGATCGAGAAACACCACGCGACAATCACAGGCTTTTGCCATGTAACGGATTCTGTTGGAGATGTTATCCACATCAGAGCTGCCAAAGTGATCAAATAGATAGATGCGATTAGATCCAAGAGTAGCATCAAAAGCCTCCTTCAATTCCTGTTCAGTCGTTGGAGTATCAGGCAAATGCAACAACTTGTTAGCGTGCAATGACATAATACTTCGTGCTGTCTTACGGGTAGATTCCTCAAGGAACAATCCACCAATGTTCCAGCTTGTGGTCTTCAGCAGGTTGTAAAGAATCTCCCGAAGGAACTGACTCTTACCCAATCCGCTGCCTGCGGTAACCGTGATCAACTCAGCAGGTCTGATACCGTACAAGAGCTTATTCAAGCCCTTCCAAGGGTACTGAGCCTCTGCAACTGGCTCTGGCTTGGAGATTTCCTCCCAGAGATCAGCAGCGTTAACAATACCGTCAGGCACATAAGGTGCAGCTCTCCACCACTCGTTAACAAAGTCCTTGGTAGCTCCTGCAATCAGGTAATCACAAGCATCCTTGTGTCCACTCTTGTGTTGCATGATCTTGGCCTTGTTACCGAACAACTCAGCAACTTCCTTAGCAGCTTTCTTTCCCGGCTCATCGGCATCAAAGCAGATCACCACAGAGTCAAAGCTGTTCAACCACTCATACTGGGCCTTACAGTCCTTCAAAGCAGCCTGAGCACCGTTACGGATACTCACTGTAGGGTAGAGAGACCCTTGCATTTGGAAAGCAGCGAGAGCATCAAGCTCTCCCTCTGTGATGGTGATAGCCTTTCCTCCAGCGTGAAAGAGATGCTGACCGAAAAGTGTTGCTCCCTTGAAATCTCCGGTGATGGAGAATGCCTTTGTAGGAACATTGCGTTGTTTAACAGCCGTTCTAACTCCGTCTCCGTCAGTGTAAGGATAATACTGTTTATCTCCATCAGTGGTTACTCCATACTTCTCACATGTTGCCTGACTGATTCCTCGATCAGGGATTGATTTGAATTGACCTTTAACGTCTACCATTGGTGTTGCTTTCCGAGGGGCTACAGCGTCCCTCATTACCGTTCGCTCATCGTAAGCACCTTCGTGCTCTGTTGTACCGCATTGAAAGCAGTGAGTGTGTCCATCGTCATAGAGGCTGTTAGCGTCAGAGCTTCCGCAGTGCTCACAGGCGATATGACGTAGAAACTTACTAGTCACAGTTCTTCTCCTTGAGTTTGGCTTCCATGACATTGACCAAAATCATGCAATGTCGAGGTTCAATGGTGTATGGCATAGCATCAATCCATTCTTGCTTTTCTTCATCCGTCAGCCCCTGCCATTGCCGCTGTGCTGCCAGTGGCGTAGCCACGTTGGGTGGGGTGGTGTAAAGAGGCGTCCACTCGTAGTTCGATTGTTTTTCAAGGTCGAAGAAATTGGCGGGGTCTTCAAAATAGGCTCCGACTTTCCCTGTTTCCTTGTTCAGCCATCGCCACGCCACTGGCTCCTGCACAGGTGCTGCAAGGGCTTGCTTGATGGCGGTGATGACTTCGTCCAGTTGAAAACACTCATGCGGATGGAGAAAGTCTCTGTCGTTGTCGCATAGGTCAATGTATTCCAACGCCTCCAGCGCCAGCTTCATTGCGTCTTTGGTCATATTAAAGTCCATCATCGTCCTCATACGCTTGTTTCTCGATCAAATCCCATGAAGTCATGATCTGTTTATCCAGTGATGCAAGGTCATTCAAGTCCAAGGTATCAACAATGTCAACACCCTTATACATGACTTCAATGTTCTCAAAGTCCACATAAGGTGTCCCGTCATCGGTGATGATGTCAAAGAAGACACATACCGTAGCAGACTCACCTAAAGACAAATCAAGTGCAAATCTGTTGCTCATTTAAGCACCACCTTTAACAGTGTTAAGACACCCACAAACAGTGAGACAATCATTCTTGTGTATCCTCTACGAAACTACGTTCCTCAGACATTCGCTTCACAGCACACATCACATCAAACATGACCTTATCGTAGCCATTGGCACGAATAAGACCAGCCATATCGTCAATCACAGAGTGATACCAGCACTCAAAGCGCATAAGTTCCTGCTCTTGTGAGTCAAATTCTTCGTACATGGTGATAGACAAATCATTCATAATGAATCCAGTTGTTGAAAGTTAATAACATTTAGACACACATCTAACATAGACAATGTTACATAAGTACTTTAATGTTACTTTAAAGTACTTATACGTTACATCTATGCTTATACGTTAATGTATAAATACTTATAGTAAGTACTTATAGTATGTAACTTCTAAGCATAGATGAAATGTCTTAGCGTCTATATAGATTATTATATCCAGTTCTCAATCTTTGTCAAGGTCTAAATTGTAACAATCTGTAACATCGTCAATGTCTACAGTGTTGTCTTCGATGTCCTCGAACGGATCAGTCACTTGGATCACACCCTTGGGGAGCTTTGTCGGCAGGTTTGGAATCTCTTTCAAGCACCCATCGCACATATCCAAGAACTCATTGGTAATTCCATGTCTGCGTACAGACTCATGTTCTTTCAGTTTACGATCACAAATAACACAGCGCATTTAAGCTCCTCTATACGTAGTTTTACGTATATCTTTTACATAAACATCATGTATAATACTATGATCCATAGGAGAACTTATGAAATCAAAAGAACGTACACGATTACTCAAAACATACAACCATCTCTATGAGCGATTGTACACCGAAGAAGGCTTCTTGTGTTTCTACTGTAACGCACCTGCCGATACACTAGATCACTCTCCGCCCTTAGCGTGGGTCGAGCCTTACGGAGTCAAAGCCTTCAAAGAAGCTCAGATTCCCTTTGCTCTCATCCCTTGCTGTGCAGAGTGTAACACCTTTTTAGGGGATCGTAAACTCTTTACAGCAGAAGATCGTCTTGAATACTTAATTAATAAGTATCACAAAATACAGTCTAAACTTGTTCGTTGGACTCTTGATGAAATTTCAGAGATGGGTGACTCCTTTAAAAGAACACTCAAAGTAACCTTTGATCGAAATTCAGAGATTGACCGAAAAATTGAAGCTCTTGAAATCAGGCGCTCAAAGCCTTGGTCTTTCCCTGAAACATACAAATAGATTAGTTGATTGATTTGAGGCCCTTGTAGGCCCGTTTAAAGGCCTTCCTGAGCCTTTCGTGATGGCAGGATTAGCTCAATAATCCATTTAAGCATAAGCACTCGCTACCAGATAGGCAATTAGTACTACACCTAAGACAATCCAATGTTTCATTCTGTAACCCCAAAGTTGAAGGCGATCAACTGACAAAACAGCCTGTATTGTTCCAGATGTTCTTTGTTGCCCTTGTGTGTTTTCTCGATAGCCTCTGAAAACTCTTTAACTGTGCCACTAAAGCAACCACAATTAACACGGATACCAATTTTAAAATCTTTATGTGCAGTTGTGAAACGTCCCGAAGACTTCGCAGGGCCAATAGTCAAATAATCTGATGTTTTTTCGATGATGGCGTTACCAGACACCCATGCGTTACCATACACCAATGCGTTACCAGACACCCGTGCGTTACCAGACACCCGTGCGTTACCATACACCAATGCGTTACCAGACACCCGTGCGTTATCAGACACCCGTGCGTTATCAGACACCCATGCGTCACCAGACACCCGTGCGTTACCATACACCAATGCGTTACCAGACACCCGTGCGTTATCAGACACCCGTGCGTTATCAGACACCCATGCGTCACCAGACACCCGTGCGTTACCATACACCAATGCGTCACCAGACACCCGTGCGTTATCAGACACCAATGCGTTACCACAAAAGTGTTTTCCTTTAATGTTTTTTTCAATAATATTCATTTCAATGTTCCTTTATTTACCATTTTCAACTTCAATTCTTATCATGTCCTCAATGTCAAGGATGATCTGATAGTCAATGATGCCTTTTACGTCCTCATCGTCTAACCCTTCCATGTATAGGTCAGTGCATGAGACAATCAAGGGCAATGACTCAATAGATTGTATCTCGCACAGGCCATAGAAGTCAAACCCTCTTACCTTGTAACTAAATTGTTTTAGTTTAGTCATACCAGTGCACCCTCAATGTCTGATAAATCCTTAGGCGTTGGCTTATGCTGTCCCTTATCAGCCATCAAAGCCACTGATGCTGGTGTCTGTTGGCCGTTAACGGACGGGAAAGGCCAATTTATACGGCCATCGCTGGTGTCATGAGTTACTGTTTCCCTATATAGCGTATTCATACCTGCTTCTGTACTTTCTTGGCTAGGTTAACCGCTCGCGTAATGCGCCATTTAGCCGCTTGTACGGTCTTAACAACACGAATCTTACCCGTGTGCATATTGACCAGATCAACTTTATTAATCTTGCTGTT